AGGCCTACATCCAGGCGTTCGCGCGGGACACGGTAGGCGTCGAGCTCACCGGTGATCCGATCATCCTGCCGAACGGGGCCGAGCTGCACTTCCTCGGCACCAATGCCCGCACCGCCCAGGGCTACCACGGAAACTTCTACTTCGACGAATTTTTCTGGACGTTCAAGTTCAAGGAGTTGAACAAGGTCGCCTCAGGCATGGCGATGCAGAAGCAGTACCGCAGGACCTATTTCTCGACTCCCAGCTCGATGGCGCATGAGGCTTACAGCTTCTGGACAGGCGAACGCTTCAACAAGGGCAAACCGACTGCACAGCACATCAAATTGGACGTCAGGCATAACGCGCTGCAGATGGGCCGGCTGTGCGAGGACCGGATCTGGCGGCAGATCGTCACGATCCTGGACGCCGAAGAACGTGGGTGCGACCTGTTTGACTTGGACGAGCTACGACTGGAGTACGACGCCGCAGCTTTCCAAAACCTGCTCATGTGCGAGTTCGTCGATGACGGCGCGAGCATATTCCCGCTGGCCGTGCTGCAGCCGTGCATGGTCGACAGTTGGACGGAGTGGGCAGACTACAAGCCGTTCGCCGCGAAGCCCTTTGCCGATCGGCAGGTCTGGGTGGGCTATGACCCAGCGGAAACCGGTGATACGGCCGGCCTGGTAGTGGTGGCGCCACCGATGGTGCCGGGTGGCAAGTTCCGTGTACTTGAGCGGCACCAGTTCAGAGGTATGGACTTCGCTAGCCAGGCCGAGACCATCCGCAAGGTAACGCAGCGCTACTGGGTCACCTACATCGGGATCGACACGACGGGCATGGGTAGTGCCGTGGCGCAGCTGGTGCGCCAGTTCTTTCCAGGGGTACGAACGTTTACCTATAACCCCGAGGTCAAAACGCGCCTGGTCATGAAGGCTTGGGACGTTATCACTAACGGCCGGCTGGAATTCGACGCCGGGTGGACCGATCTCGCCCAGTCGCTGATGGCGATCCGCAAGACCATTACCCCCGGCGGCCGTCAATTCACTTACACAGCAGGGCGCAACGACACAACCGGACACGCCGATCTGGCGTGGGCGCTCTTTCATGCACTGCACAACGAGCCGCTGGAGGGCCAGACCGTGGCTAACACCGGCATCATGGAGATCTACCAATGAGCAAAGCGCGCAAAAACCGGCAGAGCCGCGGAGACCTAGCCCAGCAACCCTACGAAGGCGAACTGCTGGCCAAGGGGGAGGGCGGGCAGGCCATGTCCTTCACATTCGGCGATCCGGTACCTGTGCTGGATGGGCGCGAGATCTTGGATTATTTGGAGTGCTGGTCGAACGGGCGCTGGTACGAACCGCCGGTCAATTTTGACGGTCTGGCCCGGTCGACTAGGGCCAGTGTGTATCTTCAGTCCGGGCTCACCTTCAAGCGCAATATGTTGGTGCGCAGCTTCGTTCCCCACAAGTTGCTGAGCCGGCAAGCCTTCGAGCAGATCGTCATGGACTGGGGATGGTGCGGCAATCTCTACCTGGAAAAGCACGACAACATGCTTGGCCGGGCGTTGGGGCTGCAACCCTGCCTGGCCAAGTACATGCGCCGGGGGACTGACTTGAACACCTATTACCAAGTGCGGGGCTGGAAGGACGAACACGAATTCAAGACTGGCACCGTCTGCCACCTGCGGGAGGCAGATATAAACCAGGAGATCTACGGGCTACCTGAGTGGATGGCCGCCTTGCAGAGCGCATTGCTCAACGAGAGCGCGACCCTGTTCCGTCGGAAGTACTACCAAAATGGCAGTCACGCCGGCTTCATCTTGTACATGACGGACGCAGCCCATAACGAGAAATTTGTCGACGACCTACGGGATGCCATGAGGAACAGCAAAGGGCCGGGCAACTTCCGCAACTTGTTCATGTACGCACCTGGGGGCAAGAAAGATGGCATACAGCTTCTCCCGATCAGCGAGGTGGCGGCCAAGGATGACTTTGGGGCGATTAAGAACATCAGCCGGGATGACCTGCTGGCCGCTCTACGCATCCCACCGCAACTGATGGGGGTCGTACCTCAGAATGCTGGAGGATTTGGATCGATAAAGGAAGCTACCGAAATTTGGACGCGAAATGAGCTAGAGCCAATTCAGGCGCGCCTGCAGCAGATCAACGATTGGGTTGGAGAAGGCGTAGTGCGATTCAAGCTAACGAATGAATAAGACAGAAAGCCGCCCAATTGGGCGGATTTTTTTGTCTCAGTAGACCAAAAAGCCTGTAGGTTCTTCATATAGAAAATCCCAGTTAATCATATCTCCTTAGTATCTTGCAGTCCACATAAACAACAAATATTCAATATTGAAGTGCTCCAACTAAAGAGCTTTCTTCGTTTCGTTCGATAGGTACTGGATACGTATTTTGGTTGCGCCCGCAAACAGCAGGTAAAGCCGCTCGATAGTTTCTGGGTCCCGTGCCTTCGCCAATTCAATGCCTCGGACTACGCCTTCAGCGCGCTCTTGGGCAAGTTGGCAATTTACGGTGGTGGCAGCCTCCTCAATTCGAGCCAAAAGCTTACGTAGCTCATATGCCCAGCCGTCTGGTAGAACAAGGCCAGGTACCAACTCATCGTCACAATTTTTCGCTTCCATTATTCCCCTCCTGTGGGTACAGAAAAGCCATGTCCTCAGTGCGGACATACCATTTGGCCACTAAGATCCTGCTTGGGCTCGCTAGAAGGATCGACTCAGCTGCTGGGAACAAACGAGCATAAAACATTGCGAAGTGCCCTAGGATCATCATGCTGGTGGACAGGGAGGCCACCCCTAACATGTATTGATCCTCCAGTCGCTTGGCTTGTCCGATTTGCAGACAACTTATGTAGTCGCTATGCACATAGCCACTCAAGTGCTGGTAGATGGAAGTGAAGTAGATGATGTGAATGCCTGCTTCTGTTGCCAGATCTCGAATGTACCACTCCACATCCCAGAGCCCTTTCCGAACGTTCTTCTGCTGGTCTTTTGTATACCCCTGGTAGTAAGGGGATTTCATGATCAACGGGAGCAGCACATCCGCTTGGGCCGCAGCAGCTAGTTTGGCCTCCTCTGCCTCGGCAGTAGTGGCGATAAACTTGCTACGTTTCTTCCATCCACCATAAACCCAGAGGTTATGGTTGTACTCACGCTTCTCGGGGTCTTTTTCACAATAGAGCCAGTGCATTACCAGGTAGTTCTCAAGTGCTGCCCGAGTGACGGTGGCGATCGAGGAGTGATCAATAAACCCATACGGGGCATGTGTCGCTGTGCGGAATGGACAAGGCTCCAGCAAAGTCCGCGCCGATCCAAGATGCTTGAAGAGTTTGATCGAGAGCACATGCAAATTGAGGGCCCACTGCGGTGGGGCAGGGTCCTGATCCGGTGTGCTTCCTTGTGCCGTGATCATGTCGGCCATGAGGCCGAGCATCGCCTCAAACTCGCTTTCGGCCTCCGCATTCCTTGAGTACAAGCTCACTCCCATCGGTGTTCTCCTTCCAGTCGATCGCCCTAGTATGCACCCGGCGCGCGCCCTCGTCCCCCCGCCACGCCTGCGGGCTAAACGTGTTGGATATTCCGCATGTCTGCAGCTCTATCAGAAGAGCGCTGTCATTGGGCTGCATTGCCGAAGGAGGAGGGGCGCAATTCTGCAAAACCCTGCGAGCAGTGCTGATCGCAGGGCGCTGCCCTGGGGATGGTTAACTCCACTCGAGACTTACGTTGGAAAAGCCGCGGCTGCTCAGTTCATCCAGGATGTCTTCAATCGTGGCCTCGGTGAGCGTTAGAGCCATGACGGATTTTTTGGTAACACCCTCTTCGGAGCCATCATCTTCTTCCTCGAAATCCTCGTCATCAAACAGAACCTTATTAAGCTCCTGCCAAGTGCTCATTGTCGGGCGCGACTCACCTCGCTCGTAACGGCCGGGCATGACGTGAGAGATGCCTGCTTTCTCAGCGAGCTCCTTGTGATTGAGTCCTGCTTCCTTGCGTGCGTTTTTCAGTGCGTGTCTGAAATTCGAGCTCTTAGGGTTGGGTAGCATCGGTGTGCGCTCAGTCTATGGTGGTGAGCCGTCAGGGTACACACGTCACGAAACCGATTCAAGTATCTCGGAAATCGCCGCGAACTTATTTTCTGTACATTCTGTGCAGCCGTAGCGGTGATTGATGGCACGGTTTGGCTTCGAGCGCTTCCCAATTTTCAAGGCCTCCACCAAAAAAGAGTAATTTCGGTTAGGAGGGGTATCGAGTAGTGCTGTAAGCCTTGCGGCACATGGCTTTGAGCGATTACCTCAAAAGGTAATCAGAGGTAAGGGGAAAGGTAATTTTTTCTTAAGTAGCTGATTTTAAAGGGCTTAGTATTCTGGACTTCCAACCCAGCGTTGAGGTAATCCAATTACCTTTCAATTACCAAAAAATTACCTTTTCCAAAATCGCTGTAGCCCTTTATTTACCTGGCATCCAGAGCTTTTTCGAGACGCAATTACCAGAATTACCATTTTTTGATGGGTCAACCTGAAACGGCATTTCCCCTACTAGGGAGGCCCTGGCGAGGTGACGTCCGCACTCGCACTGGGAACACTTTGGGAACAGAAACACTGACAAACACGTGGTACACTCCCCGTAAATCAAGGGCTCCAGCCCGGTGGGCGCGGATTTGTTGAGTTCGAATCTCTACGCTTCCGCCATATTCAAAGCCCTGATTATTCAGGGCTTTTTGCGTTTTTGGTGCCTGTAAAGCAGGCTTCTGGAGCGGGTCAATTCAAAGGAGTGAGTGAATGTCCATTGTGCCTTTTGCACGTCTGGTTGCAGCGCTTGGCGTTGCCGTAAGCCTTACAGCCATTGCCGAAGACAGGGTGCCTGAACCCAACGAAGCGAATTGCTCGGGTGAAACCTATGAGCAAATTCTGGCGAGCCTCTCCAAGGAGTGGGACCGCAATGAGTTCATCGCCAACTGCAAGAGCTTCCATGCTGCCAAAAAGATGACCAAGTGGAAGTTCGAAAAGAGCCCACCTGACAGCTTCTGAGCACAGCCAAAGCCCCGGCAGTAATGCTGGGGCTTTTGGCATTGGGTTGGAGCAGTAGGCGCTTCTCGAGCCTACGTCGGAGGCTTTTGTACCCCGACTAGCTGGCCAGGCAAATCAGCGCATCATGCCCAGCTCGGCATCATCCATCAGTGCCTTGGCCAACGCACTCAAGTAATGCGCCGCCCAGATCATCATCGGTTTCTCTTCCATCAACCCAATAATCGTCAGCTCCCGCACGTACCCCATCAACTCCGAAGATTGCTCCCGGGCGCTTTTGCAGGGAATTCCGGCTTCGATGCGAAACAGTTGATGGGTCTGGTTTTCACCCTGGTAGAACGTGGTCTTGCCTACTGTGGTTTGTTCGTTCGACTCGTCAGTAGTCATCGGTCCATCTCCCTGATCGGCTCAGTGCTGC